GCACCAGGTAGTGGTAATCTGCAATATGGTGAACTTGCTGCTTCCTTCGGTTCTGGTACACAAGCAAATAACGGTGAAAGGTTATTCATCGGTAATTCTAGTAATAACCCAGTAATAATTGGTGGTGAATACTATACAGACTTATTAGCAAATGCTCCTGGTGTTGTTGAAGCTGGTGCTAATGCTTCCGTTGTGACTAATGGATTTGTTCCTATCTTAGATAGAAGTGCTAATGGTAATCCAGGTGGAGGAGGACTTGTTAATAACCTTCCACGAGTTGACATGTGGAATGTAGATAATCTAACGATGAATGGAAATACTCTTTCATCTAATGGTACTGGTGGTGGATCCACAGAAGATATTATATTCAGAACAAATGGATCTGGACATGTTATTAATCCAGATAATCAAAGATTAGCATTTGGTGATGGTAAAGACGGAACAATACATTATGATTCGACTGCTAATAAAATAATGGTCAATGGTGTACCTTGGCAGTGGAATTCTGGAATAGGTATAACAGGTGGAATGACCATTGATAACGTTGCTATTTCTACTAATACAGTAGCAACCAATAGTGGTAGTGTTCTTTATATTGACCCATATCCTGATGGATTAAGTAGTGATGGTTTAGTTGTTGTTAAAGGTAGTTTACAGGTAGATGGTACAACAACTACTGTTAACTCTACTGCATCAACTTTAAATGATCCTGTGATTCATCTTGGAGATATCACTAGTAAGTTGGTTGTGATGGCATCAGTTGCAAGTGGTGTTTCTACTATTAGTGTTGATAGAATTGTTGGTATTAATACAGGAGATATATTAAACTTACCTGGACTTCCTGGTGCTGGTTCTACTGCTGTTACTTCTTATTCAGGAACAGCTAATGCAGAAGGTAACTATGTTATTACCTTTAGTGGAACAACTACTGCTGCAATTTCTACCAGTACTGCAACAAATGGTATTGGTATAACGGTCACTCATGCTTATGATACCAATACTGACCGTGGTATATCGTTCAGTTACAATACATCAAGTGGAACTGGTAATAACAAAACTGGTTTCTTCGGTTATAATGATAGTACAGGAGAAAATAGTAATGCTCCTGTGAGATCTTGGACATACATTCCAGATGCAACTGTTGTTGGTAACGTTGCAACTGGTACTAGAGGTATCCTAGATATTGCAGGACTCTATTATCAGTCTGGTGGTTATGTTGCCGATAACAACGATGTAACATACTTTGATAACCAAGGTAAGTTAGTTGGTGTTGGTGGTACTACTGCTGGTATATCTACTTCAAACTGGGTATTAACCACGAATGCTGCTGGTGTACCAAAATGGACAACGACCCTAGACGGAGGAACTTATTGATCTTATGAATAATGATGTTGATGTGAATGTTTTGATTGGTTTGTATAATCAAAAAATGGCAACCATAATGAATCAGAATGTTCTATTGGAAGCGAAATATCAATCGCTGAAAAAAGATTTTGAAACTGAAAAAACTAAATTACTGACTTTAAATCTTGATTTACAAAAACAAGTAGATGAATTGACGACTAAGACTAAATCAAAGTCAAAAACATATTCTAAACCAGAAGATAAATATCAAGAGGGTATTGAAGATTAATGGCAAAACCAAATTCAAGACAAGGATTAATTGATTACTGTCTAAGGAGACTTGGATATCCTGTACTGGAAATTAATATAGATGATGATCAGATAGATGATTTGGTTGATGATGCTCTACAGTATTTTAATGAACGTCATTTTGATGGTGTAGAGAGAGTATTTCTGAAGCATGAGCTTACAGAAGATGATATAACCAAAATGAAGGAGAATCAAACTACCACTACTGGAACTTCTAGTACTGGTATAACATCTGCTTCTTGGAAAGAAAATAACAATTTTTTACCATTACCAGATCATGTTATTGGAGTAGAAAAAGTCTTTAAGATGGATTCTAGTACAATATCTAGTGGATTGTTTAATATTAAATATCAAATCTTTTTGAATGATTTATATTATTATGGTGCATTAGATTTGATGAACTATGCAATGACAAAAACATATCTAGAAGATTTAAGTAGAATTATTACTCCAGATACACAAATTAGGTTTAATAAGAAGAGAAATAGACTTTATATGGATATTGATTGGGCTCAGGTTAGTGATAATACATGGATGATTCTTGATTGTTGGAGAATATGTGATCCTGCAACTAACTGTAGTACTGTTTATAATGATCATTGGTTAAAGAGATATTTGACTGCTACCTTCAAAAGACAATGGGGTCAGAATCTTATTAAGTTTAATGGTGTTCAATTACCAGGTGGAATTACTCTTAATGGAAGAGAAACATATGAAGATGCAGTAAAAGAATTAGAAATAATTGAAGACCAACTTAGGAAGGAGTACGAACTACCACCTATGGATCTTATAGGATAATGTTATGCCACTCAATCCATATTTTCTACAAGGTGCTGCAAGCGAACAAAGATTAGTTCAAGACATTATCAATGAACAATTGAAAATGTTTGGGCAAGATGTTGTATACTTGCCTAGAAAGATAGTTAATAAAACAAATATTCTAAAAGAAGTAGTAGCATCAAAATTTGATGATGCTTTTAGAATAGAAGCATATTTAATGAATTATGAAGGATTTGAAGGGTCTGGAGATATACTTACAAAATTTGGTGTACAAACAACTGATTCAGTAACCTTTGTAATTTCTAAAGAAAGGTACGAAGATTTTATTAGTCCATTTTTGGATGATGAAGTAGAGTTAACAAGTAGACCACAAGAAGGAGATTTAATTTATTTTCCATTAGATAATACAATATTTGAAATTAAGTATGTTGAAGCTAAGAAACCATTTTATCAATTACAAAAACTTTATGCTTATACATTAAGTTGTGAAGTATTCGATATGGCACTTGATGATCAGATAGAAACAAGTATCGAGTCAGTTGATAAGGCAGCAGTCGAATTTGGATATACTGTAACACTTGCTATGGTTGGTTTGGGTGCAAGTACTGCAACTGCAACTGTTGAAAGAGCAACTGTGGGAAGTGGATTAACAGTTGGAAATAGTGTCCAATATATTGATTTAATTAATGATGGAACTGGTTATACTGCTGCACCAACTATTGGTATTTCTACTGCACCTGTACTTGGTGTAAATGCAAGTGCTGTTGCTATAATGACTAGTCGTACTGGGCAAACTTCATCTGGATTATCTATTGATAGAATTTTACTAACTAATCCAGGTTTTGGTTATACACAACCACCAACAGTTACTATAACTCCTACAAATTCATATGGAGTTGGGGCAGCTGCTACTGTTGTTATTTCTGAAAGTGGATTGGGAGCATTTAATATTACCAATGCTGGTGCAGAATATGGAGTAACACCAAATGTTACTGTTGAACCTGCATCAACTGGAGGAAAAGCAACTGCTCATGTAGGTACAGCTGGTACTGATAGAAGTAGTGTTGGTATATTAACTGGACTTACTCTTACTGGTGGTGGTATTGGATATAAGAGTACTCCATCAGTTACAATTGCAGCACCACCTGTAAGAATTGGAGTAGTAACTAACTTTAGTGCATTTCAGCAGGGATCTGGATTCCAAGTTAATGATGAGGTATTGATTAGATACAGGGATGGTTACTATCAAGGTATTGGTACTGATGCATACCTAAAAGTTACTGGTATTAGTAGTACTGGTGCAATAACAGCAAGTGAAATTAAATATGGTGGACATAGTTATGATAAGGATAAGTACTATCAAGTAGATCCACCAAATGGTGGAACTCCTGCACTTGACTATTTCTATAATAGTAATTTCCTTGGTCTTTCTACAAATACTCAAGATACTGGAACTACAGCAACAGCAACTTGTAGTATTACTGCAGGAGTTGTAACCTCAATAACATTAACTAATCCTGGTGTTGGATATACTTCTCCACCAACAGTTACTATTGCTAATGATTCATCTGTCAAAGATGCTATAGCTGGAGTTGCAGATGCTAAAGCAGAAGCAGTTTTAGGTGCTGACGGTACAGTTATTGCTATAAGATGGAGTAATTCTGGTGCAGGATATAATTCAGCACCATCAGTAACAATAGATCCACCTGCCACATCAGTCTCTGGTGATTATATGTTTAAAGAGGTTGTACGTGGTGTTGGATCTGGTACTACTGCACTTGTTCAGAGTTGGGATGCAGATACAAGAATTCTTTTAGTCAATAATGTTAGTGGAGATTTTATAGCAGGAGAAAGAGTTGTTGGTATTGGAACTACACTAAATGGATCTGATGCAACATACATAGTTAAATCAGTATCCGATCAAGATGATACTGATCTATATGGAGACAATTCTCCATTTGAGACTGAAGCAGATTCAATTTTAGACTTCTCAGAAAATAACCCATTTGGTGAATTCTAAATAGATAATATAAGTAAACCTCAATATTATGCTAGGAACGTATTATTACCACGAAATTATTAGGAAGACTATCATAGCTTTTGGTACTCTTTTTAATACAATTGATATTAGACATAAGAAGCAAGATGGTAGTGCATATAGTACTACAAGAGTTCCTATTGCTTATGGTCCTAGAGAAAAATTTCTTGCAAGATTAGAGCAAAAACCAGATTTAAGATCAAGAGTAGCAATAACATTACCTAGATTAGCATTTGAATTAACTAGTATTCAGTATGATAATGAGAGAAAGGTTTCTACAATGCAAACCTTTAATACTCTTACTAGTGGTACTAAAAAGGCAAGAAGAGTTTATATGCCTGTTCCATACAATCTTGGATTTAGATTGAATGTAATGACTGAATTTAATGAAGACTCATTACAGATTGTTGAACAAATTCTTCCAGTATTTCAACCTTCATTTAATTTAACTATTGATTTAGTTGAAGCAATTGGTGAAAAAAGAGATGTTCCAATGGTTTTAGAAAATGTAACTTTTGATGATAATTATGAAAGTGGTATGGAGGAGAAAAGAGTTATAACACATACATTAGAATTTACTGCAAAGACTTATCTATTCGGTAATGTTCCTAGTGCTGGTACAGGACTTATTAAGAAGGTTCAAATTGATAAGTATACTGATACTGCAAATACTAAGACTGCATCCAGAGAACTTAGATATGTTGCTGAACCTAGAGCACTTCAAGATTATAATAATGATGCTACTACATCTCTAGCAGAAGATATTACAGCAACTAAGACACAGTTTAATGTTGCTGATGCAAATAATCTTTCAGTTAATGGTTATATAGATATTGGTGAAGAATTGATGATGATTAAATCTATTACTGGTAATACATTAGTAGTTAAGAGAGGTTCTGATGGTACTACTAAAGCATCACATATCAATGGAGATGCTGTTAGTATTGTAAATGCTGCAGACGATGCTCTTGTTGAACTTGGTGATGACTTTGGATTTAGTGAGCAACGTTTTGATTTCAATGATGGTAGAGTATGGAGTCCTACAAAGGGAGCTGACGTATGAGTAAATTTGATGCTATAGATAATGCTTTAGACATTCAAGTTGTTAAGGAAGCTGAGGATACTCTTCAG